GCCAATTTGTTGAAATAAAATCTATCATAATATATTTAATTTAATTTAAAATTCTGTGACTGAGCCGCTAACTCTATAACGCGAGCTAGTGCTTCTATCATTACTTATTAATATGTTTGAGCCTTGTATTTTTCCATGAACCTGAGCTGAGCCACCGCCGCCAATCATACTTCTTAAATCGCTAAGCGGTGCAATAACTTCAGGATTGCTCATACTGATATTACTTCCCTCTCCCACTAAACCAAGAGTCGGTCCTGTGACGATTCCGCCGTTAGCAAAGCCAAACAAACTTCCAAAGATTCCACCACCACCACCCAAAGCTCCACCAGCTGGATTAATAATAGCCATAAGCGCTTTCATTACTAGCATTTTAACTATTAATTGGCCTATTTGCTTTATCATATCTTTTACAAAACCCCCAAAAGCCTCAGCTAAATTGCCGCCCTCTATTGCAGTTGTTGCAACCATATCCGCAAAACCTGTTCCAAAATCGCTAACAAAACTATCTAGCTTTTGTTCCATACCTTCGACCGTTTCAGCCCACTTGTCAGATATACCTTGAAAGTATTCAGTTAGCGGGCTTTTGCTATCGCCACCCTCGCCGCCACCACCATCACCGCCACCACCCTCAGGCGGTTTAAGATTAAGCGTTGCATCAACTTCGCCAATATCTATATTTCCATCATCGCCAGTTAAACCCAAAGCAGAGCCAAAAGTATCTTTAAGATGTGCGCCTAGTTCATTAATTTTTTCTTTTTGCCTATCCCCCCAAGCGCCGACATCATCTTCTGTGACGTATTCTATTTTCTGCTTTGATTGAATGTTTCCCATCATTTCATCAAAGTCAGCAGATGTTTCTTCCGTGAAAGTATCTTTAGCATCTTTTATATCGTCTGCTATTTTCTTCAAACTCTCTTTTGGCGACCTAAAGTTTATTATATCAACAATAGCGTTTCCTAGCCCTGTGAAAATAGCCTTAACTGATTTCCACCAAAATTGAATATAATTCCATAGCGCCTTAAAACCAAACTTAATTCCCTCAACAGCAACCTTAAAGGCCATTGATTCGTTATATAAGTCAATAAAATAATTTATAACAGCAGCTATAGCGCCTTTAGATTTATCAAAGTTTTTTATAACCAGCAACACAAAACCAACAATAGCGGCCAATATAAGGCCAACAGGATTCATAGCCCTAGCAGCTGCGCCAAAAGCAATAACAGCGCCCCTAGCTATTCTTATAGCCTTAACAACTAAAGCAAACATTTTAACCATTTTGCCTATAATAAATAAAGACGGCCCTAGTGCTGCTAACGCTATTCCTATCTTAACTATCTTTTCTCTTGTTTCTTCGCTTTGCCTAGAAAACGCGCTAGCCATTTTAGATAAAGCATCAGCTAGCTTTGTTGCGACAGGCATTAAAGACTCACCTAAGCTAACGCCTGCAGCTTGCATGTTAGACATGGCTTGCTTAAATTTTCCCTCTGATGTTTGTGAAAACTCATCAAAGGCATTATTAACAAACCCCTGCGCCTCGTCCATTTCGCCCAGTATATCCGTATAGTTTTCCGTTTGGTTGCCTAAGACACCTAAAACACCTTTAAGGGCCTGAGATTTGCTGAAAAAGCTAGCCATAGCAACATCATTGTCCCCAAACTGAGTTTGTAAGTGCTGCAGAGTTTTCATTAAACCCTGCTCGCCTAGCATTTTTTTAACATCATCGGCGGACATTCCTATAGCCTTTAAAGCCTCAGCTTGTTGTTTTGTTGGCTCAGATTCTAGTTTTGCGAAAGTCATCATAACAGCCGACAATCCATTTGTCGCTGATGTAGCGTCCCCCGTTGTTCTTGTATAAGTTGAAATCATTGCCCCAACTTCTTCAAAGCTAACGCCTAAGTTAGAAGCTAAGCCTAGCTGTTTTCCTAAAACGGCTGCAAGTTCTTCGGAATTGAACATCCCCGTTTGCACCATCTTTCCAAAGATATCCATCGCCCCACTAGCCGACATAACATCTTCGCCGTAGGCGTTTTGCGCTGCAGCTGCGACTTTTGCTAGGTCTGTCATCTCGCCTAAGCCAGCAGCAGAAGCTTTAGAAACCGACTCTAAAGCACGCATAGCGCTGTTCGCATCTAAGCCCGCTGATGTTAAGAAATATAATCCGTCTGCTAATTCTTTAGGCGCTGTTGCTGTTTTACCACTTAACCGCAAAACGGCATCACCCAGCTGGTCGACAGCATCTTTAGGAAGTCCAACTAGAGTGTGAATTTTAGTCATTGAAGACTCAAACTCAGAGGCTAATTTTACGGCTGAGCCTCCAACCGCTAACAACGGCGCAGTTAACGACATTGTTAATGATGAGCCGATGTTAGTAAGTTGTTTCGAGAAGCGATTTAATCTTTTTTCAGTTCGCTTGAGCGCGCTTGTGAAAGCCTTAGAATTTAGTTTGAGAAATACCGAAAGATGTTTAGTTTTTCCAGCCATTTTTTAGCCCTTTTTTATGCGTTTTTTACTAAAACACAAAATAGCCTTTAAGGCCATTTTTAAGCGTTTTAAGCGGCTTTCTACCCTGTCAGGTATATTACCATTAATTTAAAAAGATAATTAAATTACCCCTGTTAAAATCTCACTTTTTGCTCCTCCCTCTTTTTTTATTTTCTCCATGCGTTTTCGCTCTTTTTCTACCATGTATTTCACTCGCGAAATCTCATCTATTTTAGTTTCTTTTGCAGCCTGTTTTTCCCACTCAAACTCTATTAACTTAGACGGCTTAATTTGCTGATTCATCTTCCTGTCTTTGTTAATTAAACAGACCGTCTGAAAACGAACTTGTTCCCAGCTGACTTTTATTTTGTTATAATCAGCCTCGCGTTTTCCTTGCATTTTTAGCTGAAGCATTCTTGGCGTTATATCCCAAAATTCATCAACTTTCATTTCCAACCAGCCTAAGCTCAACTCCATTAATTTGTCTAAGGTTATAGGCGGCTCATCTACTTCACCGCCTTCTTCTTTTTTTCGTTTTCTGGTGCTAGCTTAGACATGCTTTCAGTAAATACTTCCATACACTCGTTAAACACACCCATCCCCTCATCATCTATCCAATCAGCAACATCTTCGGAAGTAAAAGAAAAATCTATTTTAGCCTTTCTAGCGCCGTGTTTTAGCCCGCAGTATATTAATCCTATTGCGCTCGTTAGGCTTAAATTTTCTCCAATATCCCCTAAGTCCTGCAATCCCTTTCCAGTTAAATCGCACCACTCAGCTAGGGCTGCGAAACCAAAGTGCAAAGGCCTCATTTCTTTACCTATTGCAATTTCTTTTAATTTTTGCATAATTTATGATTTAATAATTAAGTCAAAATTATATAAAAATAATTGTTTCTAAGCACCCCCTAGAATTATACAGCTTGTTCAGTAAACGTGTCCGTTCCTTGTATAGATAAACTATATGTCGCAAACTCGCCGTTCGGTGCATTCAAAGATAGAGCTGTTATGTAGCCTTTCCCTTGATACTTTTTAGCGCCTGTTTGTCCAGAACTTAGATAAAATTTAATACTTATTTTATGTCCACCATCTAGCGCAGCATAAAGCGTGCTCGGTTTAATATCTGTATCTACGCTATAGAATTGTTCGCAATCTACCGTCCAGCTGCTAACGCCATTAATAAAGGATTTACGCCCGCCGCTTTCCTTGTTAGTTGTATCTATTGCCTCCTGTGTTAAAGAAACAGAGCAAGCTGTTGAGCCCCCGATGACCGTGAAAGTTTCTGAGCCTGAAGCTACGTTATCGGCCTCATCTAGCGCGAGCAAAAATTGTGAGCCTGGAATTGTTTTTATACTAGCCATTTTTTATTCGTTTTTATTTATTATTAATTTGCATTTAATGGGCCTGAGCCTTGAAATGATACTGAGTATGTCGCAGCATCTTCCGTTCCACCTGTTGCGCTTAGTGAAGTTATATAAGCTAAGCCGTGATAACTATCACCACTAGCAACACTAAACTTAACATAGCACGTTCTAGGATAATTACCTAAGCCAATATCAGAGTCCGTTGTTGCTGTTCCATAAGCTGTATGAAAGAAATCTTCAAACTCGCCCTCCGCCTGGTTTTCTGCATAAAACATTTCAGCCTCTATTGTCCAGCTTGAAGATAAACCTGTGAAATCTTTTCTATCGTTTTCTTTAATAAAGGTAGAACCAGAATAAGAGCCTTTTGAGCTGGTGTCTGGTGTGTCTATTGTTATGCTTAATGTGCATGATGTAGCAACACCAACTAAAACAACGTTAGCCTCAGTTGCAGCTGCGGCGTCATTTGGGAGGTCGGCATATACTTTCATCGATGTCCCGTTTACTATTGTAGCCATATTTTAAATTTTTTAAATTTTATTATTCTTTATCTTCTTCTTTTGTTTCCTCTTTTTTGGTTGTTGTTTTAGTTGTTGTTTTTTTACTTTCATCTACAGCAAAACCGCCTTTGATTAAATTATCATATCCCTCTTTATCTGTGCAAATACTATCGCCTTTTTTTCTTGGCGGCCTATCTTTTATTAAATTAACTTTATACATAATTTTTTTATTTTAAATCACTATACTTGTTCATAATATAATCTCTAGCCTGGCTATATATTATATCTGTTGGCTGAAATGGTGCTTCATCATATCCGCCGCTTGCGTGTTGTTGTTTACCGCTAGGCAAAAAAACTAAACATTCGTAAAGCCTAAAGCCTGCAGTTAAATTCAAACCCCCTGTTCCAAAAGCGCCAAACGTTTGAGGCTCTGTTAAGGTTAATGTGTTTCCGAATATTTTATTATAAGCCAAAGTATGTCCAGGCTTTGTAAAAGCCCTTTTATAATTTGTATTCCTATATTCAAACCAACCTTTCGAATTAACACTTCCTCCCGTCTGCGCCATAGTTCCTCCCAAAGATACGCATAAATAATGATAATCTCCGTCCCAGTATTGTTCTGAATCGCTAGAATTTATAATTTGCCTAGTTGCGGCTGTTTCTGATAAATCTCCGACCGTGTTAACTTCTATTCTAACAACACCGCTAGCATCTTTTCTGTGATTAACTACAATCGAATCAAGTGTAGCGCTGCTTCCTGGCCCGCAAATTAGATTATAATCGCCCACTTCTGTAGGCTTATAAACCAGCATAAACATTATTCCGTTCGATGCGTTTACGCTACCATAAGAGGGGCTAGTTTTTATTTGGGA